GGGCGGCTCGCGCGAGCATCGGCGCGAAGCGCGGCGGGACGAACGACGGCAGGGAGCGCCCCGACGCGCCGTCGCCGCCCCCGAAGCCGACGGAGCCCGTGCCGGCGTTGAGCGTGAAGCCGAAGTGATTGGGCGGCGGTTAGCGCTCAAAGGTCGGCGGAGGGACGTTCGCCGACCTCACGCCCGAGGGACGCAGGGGCGTGGGCCGTGCAGTGGGAGGCGGCGCTGTCCGCTCTGCGCCGCCGGACGTACGCACCGGAGGGAGCTTCATGAGCCGACTGGTGCCCGAGTCCGCAGTGATGACGGAGTACCTGCGGCGACTCAGCGATGCCGAGGACGAGCTGCTCGCTACCGCCGAGGAGGACGAGGACTGCGACTTCGCCGACGAGCTTGTGCCGTTCGCGCGGGAGCTTGCGGATGCCGCGCTGGACGCGGCGAACGTCCGTCTGCTCATTCGGAAGGATCTCGCCCGGGCCGCGCGCGATGAGGTCCGCGTTGCGCACGAGGAGGGAGCGTCGTGAGCGAGCTTCCCCGCCCGGTGCTCGACGCGCTCCGCACTCTCGGAGTGTGTCCACCCGGTCATCCGACTCGTGATCTGACCCGTGGGATGGGCCTCGTCCAGGCGCTGCTCGACGCGCAGGTGCTCGTGCTCATGGACGACCACATGGAGGTCATCCGGGACCGTGACGAGTGGGAGGCGGCGGACGAGGAGGCGTGTGAGGCGCTGAGCCGCGAGCGCGCGGAGACGGCACGGCTCCGGGTGGCGCTGGAGGCGATCGGTGCGCAGAGCGAAACGTGGCAGTCCGCCGTGGCCCAGGCGGCATTGGAGGAGACATGAGAGACGTGCAGTACCAGGCGGCGTTGTGGGACGCTCGGCGTGAGATCGACGCCTTGCGCGCCGAGCGCTACGGCCTCCGGGCGGCGCTGGGCACCGCGGTGGACGATCTGCGTCTCGCGGCGACTCGGTTCAACTGGGAGCACCTGAGCGAGTACATGGGGGCCGCTGCGACGGACGCCCAAGCGGCACTGGACGCGACGGAGCCGGCGACGTGAGCGGCGAGAACCCGCAGACGGGACGGAGCGACGCGCCGAGGTGCGTGAGGAAAAGGTGCCGCCGCCGAGCGACGGAGGCATGGGACGTGTTCTCCTGGTTCAAGGAGCGGGAGAAGCAGACGCCCCGCCACTACGAGGTCTGCGAGAAGCACGGGCGAATCTTCGCGGGGAGCTTCGACCGCCTCGACTCCGAAGAGGCTGCTGAGAAGTACGTCGCGAGCGGGGCCGCGTGAGCACGTCGCCTTCCCCGGTCCCCGATCCCGACCTGCGCTTCGACGTGGTCTCTCTCGATGGTCGTCTCCTCGATTCGTTCCTGCTCGGCGAGGTCGGTTCGTGGCGGGCCGCCGTCTTGTGGGGATGGCTGGCCGCGAAGACGGACCGGGACGGGTCTGGGGAGGAAGAGTGAGCGGCTATCCGTGGGGCGACCAGGCCCTCGGCGGCGTGGAGGTCACCGCATGAGCCGAGTCCGCAAGTTCGACCGCTTCATGGTCGACGTCAACGTCGGCACGAACCGCAAGCTCCGCCGGCTCACTGTCCCCGAGCGTTGGTGCTACATCGCCGGGATACTTCCCATCGCCGCCCAGGCCCCGGTACGTGGACGGCTGCTCATCGGTGACCTCCCAGCCGAGGAGGCCGACTACGCCGAGCAGGCCGGGGTGACCGTCACCGTGGCTCGGCAGGCGCTCGGCAAGCTCCGCGAGCTCGGCGTGATCTACCTCGACGAGGAGCTTGGCTGCGAGCAGGTCCACGACTTCGAGGACTGGAACCCGCCACCGAAGGAGGACGCCACGAACGCTGAGCGCCAGCGGCGTTACAGAGAACGCCACAGCAGCGGGAGTAACGCCACTAGTAACGGCGTTACGGATAACGCCGTAACGCTGGGAAGGGAAGTAGAAGTAGAAGGGAAGGAACAACAGCGAACGTCCTCGCTTCGCTCGAACGACGTCGAGCCAACACGGCTCGACCAGGCCAAGACCCGCCTCAAGGACAACGCCGTCCACCGCGTCTTCGACGCCTGGCAGACCGCCCGCACCGAACTCACCGGCCACCCGAGCGCCGTAGTGCTCACCGACAGCCGCCGACGACTCATCACCCGCCGCCTCAAGGAATGGCCTGAACTGGACCTGATCGACGCCACCCAAGGATGGCTCAGATCACCGCACCACCGTGGCGAGAACGACCGTCACACCGTCTACGGCGACCTTGAGCTCGTGCTTCGCGACGCCGCCCACATCGAACGATTCCGAGACCTCCACCGCAACGAGGCGGCACGGCCCGGGGCCCGCCAGTCCCGAAATGTCGTGGACCTGATGCCCGCGAACCGCGACCCGGACACCGCATGAACATCCCCGCCCTCCACGTCCTCCACGTCCTCCCCGATCCCACCGCCCCCGCCGCGACGGCCATCGCCGAGCCGCCCGCCACGCCGCCATCCCCGACCGCGGTTCCCGCCGCTCGTCTCACCGTCCCAGCCGTCCCGGGCTGCAGCTCGGTCACCAACCTTGCCGAGCAGGCCGTCCTCGGCGGGATCCTCCTCGCCCCCACCCGCCTCGAACCGCTCCTCGTCGACGAACGCCTCGAGGCCCGCCACTTTCAACACCCCGACCACCGCGACATCTACCAGGCGATGGTCGAGCTCCACGACCGAGACGCGCGCATCGACGACCTCACGGTCATCGAACACCTCCAACGCACCAGCCGCCTCGACCGGATCGGCGGACGGGTCACCGTCGACGCCCTCGCCAGTGCCGCCCCCGTCGCCGCGAACGTCCGCGACTACGCCCGCATCGTCGTCGAGCACGCCACCTGGCGCGCCCGGCTCACCGTCGCGCAGACAATGGCTCAAGCCGCCGTCGACCGCGACGACCCCGCTTGGACCGCCGCCGAAGCCGACCTGCACCGCACCGACAGCGACACCGGCATCGGGGACGCCGACCCTGACCAGCTCGCCCACGAAGCGTTCGACCGGCTCGCCGACCAGCAACCCGCCGACGTGATCGCCCTCCCGTGGCCGATCCTCAACCGTGCCGTCGCCGGCGGTCTGCGCCGCGGGCACTGCACCGTCCTCGCAGCGTGGACCGGGCAGGGGAAGTCGTGGACCTGCCTTCAACTCCTCGCCCACGCCGCCCAGCAAACCCACCCGTCCACCAACCAGCCCCTCCAGGTCAGGCTGTACGCCAACGAAATGAGCCGCGACGAATGCGTCGACCGGATGCTCGCTCAGCTCACCGGGATCTCGTTCACTCGTATCCAGGAACGCACCCTCGACGCCCAGCAACGCAAGACGCTCCTAGACCGCCTCGCCCAAGGCCTCCCGTTCGGGATCACCGAATGCCACGGATGGGACGCCGACCGCATCGCCCGCCACATCCGCCGCCACAAATGGGACCTCGCCGCCGTCGACCTCCTCACCCGCATCCCCCAACGCGACGTCGCCGACGTCGACCACATCTCCCGCACCTTGAACATCGCCGCCCTCCAAGCCGACGCCCACTTGATCCTCGTCTCCCAGCTCAACCAGGAACGCGCCAAGCAGGAGATTCGGCCACGCCCCGTGCTCCGCGACCTACGCGGCTCCGGATCGCTCGGCAACGACGCCGCGAACGTCCTGTTTCTGCACCGCGAGCAAGAACGCGTCGCGGCCGCCGACGGGTCACTGACCGACCTCATCGAGACGCTCCCGGAAGGGCAGATGTACTTCGACAAGGTCCGTAACGGCCGGACCGGCGGCTGCCAAGTCTTCTTCACCGGCGCCCGCGGCATCTTCGAGCAAGAGCCACGTTCGTGATCCTCGAGCGCAAGCAAATCAGGCAGATCCTCGCCGGCGCGAAGCGCGAGCATCGCCTCCCCGCCGGGCCCGACGACCCGATCCCCGACAGTCTCCTTGACACTGTGCATCCCCTCCAGGCCACGGCTTCGAGCAAGAGCATGGGCCGCGTCCACATCGTCGGCCTGCACCACCAGGCGATCGCCGACATGACCGCCGACGACGCCAAGGCCGAAGGGCACCGCAACCTGCCGGAGTTCCGCGCATGGTGGGCCGAGTACGCCGGCCCAGAAGCCACGCACTGCTGGTCGCTCGACCTCGTCGTGGATCTCTCCGAGCACGGCCGGTTCCTGCACCGCCAATCCGAACGCGGCTACACCACCGACCCGCACCTCGCGATGCCGCGGGAACCCGAGGCCGTCGAGATCGGGGAGCTCGCACCGTTCTGGGCTGACCTCGCTCGCGCGCGCCTCGACGCCGCAAAGGGATCACCGTCCACCAAGACCCGGGCGCAACGCCTCGCCGAACTTGAGAACGAAGCCCGGACGCGCGGGCTGGACACCCGTCGTTTGGACGCGTCGATCGACCGCCGGATCGCGGCGTACGAGAACCTGATCCGAGGAAAGAGGGAGACAGCATGAGCCAGCCGAACACGAGGCAGAGCGGGGTCTGTCCTGGGCGTTCCGTCCGCCCCCGCACTATCCTGACCTGCGAGCTCCGGCCCTCGCGTCGCCGATGCGACGCGCGCCACGCGCCGAAGCCCCTCGTACCCCCGTCGCGGCGAGCCACAGTGGTCACCCGGCCTCATACGCCGGAGTGCGCAGGTGCAACTCCTGCCGCCGCTACTCCGCTCCTCATGACCATCCGCGTCTGCGCCGAGCCCGGATGCCCGGAACTCACCGACCGAGCGCGCTTGCCCCACCCCCCGCCGTTCCTCGAACTGCTACGCACCTGCTGACCATGGTCTACCCCACCCCCTCCCCGTGCCTCAAGTGCGACACGATCGGCTGCCGCCGCCACGGCCAGCGCGTGCCGTCGCCGAGTACTCGGGTGCGTCGTGGCCACGCCTGGCGGAAGGTCCGCGCGGAGGTCCTCGCGCGCGACAGCTACGTCTGCCAGCTCGACCTGCCGGAGTGCACGTGGGTCGCGACCGTCGTCGACCATGTCGTCCCGGTCGCGCGGGGCGGCGCGGCGTTGGACCCCGCGAACCTCCGGGCGGCGTGCTCGAGCTGCAACGCACGGAAGGGCGCACGATGACCCAGGGGGGCCTTCTCATCACGGGAGCGGCGGGGTGCGGAGTTCGCCATGGCCCTCGCTCGGATTCTGTACGAGTCTCCGGGATCCGCGGCGACAGGTCTGGGGGGCGCTGAGATGGCGGGCCGCGGCCCGGCGCCGAAGGACCCCGAGCAGCGCCGCCGACGCAACGCGACCTCCGGGTTCGACGAGCTCCCCGCCGCCGGGCACGCCGGCCCGTTCCCCAAGCTCGGAGCCGGGTACGAGGTGCAGCTCGACGTCGACGACCTGGAGGACGACGAGCCCACGACCGTCGTCGTCGCGTTCCGGGCGGAGACCCGCGAGTGGTACGCGGCGTGGGCCGCCTCGCCGATGGCGACGAGGTTCACCGCCGTGGACTGGAACCGGCTGCGCTGGGTGGTTGCCCCCTTGTTCGATCGGTTCGTCCGCGGCGGGGACAAGGGGCTCGCCGGTGAGCTGCGCCTGCAGGAGTCGCTGCTCGGTGCGACGGTGATGGACCGCCAGCGCCTGCGCGTCCGGGTCGCTGAGCCCGACACGCCCCCGGCCCGGCCGCGCAAGCCGCGCGGGAAGTCCGACGCGGCCCGCCGGTCGCGGCTGCGCGCCGTCTGACCGGCCGTTGCTGCCGCCGATCCCGTTCCCGACGCTCGGGTGGCAGGTCATCGACTGGATCGAGACGTACCTGGTCCACGGGCCCGGCGACGTCGAGCGCCAGCCGATCGTCCTCGACGACGAGCGCGCCCTGCACGTCCTGTGGTGCTACGCGATCTTCCCGGCCGGCCACAGGTTCGCCGGGCAGCGGATGGTGCTCCGCGACGTGCTGTCGCGGCCGAAGGGGTGGGCGAAGTCCGAGTTCGCCGGCGCGATCGCGTGCGTGGAGGCGCTCGGCCCGTCCCGGTTCGACGGGTGGGACACCGGCGGGGAGCCCGTCGGCCGGCCGGTCACCTACCCGTTCGTGCGGTGTCTCGCCACCGAGGAGGAGCAGGCCGGCAACACGTACGACAACGTGTTCATCATGCTGTCCGAGGGGGAGGCGGCCAACGCCTACGACCTCGACGTCGGCCTGACCCGCACGTTCGTCCGCGAGCCCGGCGGCGGCGAGATACGCCCCTCCAGCTCCGGGGACTCGTCGAAGGACGGCGGGAAGGAGTCCTTCGCGGTCGCTGACGAGACGCACCTGTACCACACGAGGGGGCTGCGGTCGATGCACCGCACCGTCGCGCGGAATACCGGGAAGCGCAAGGGCGCCGAGCCGTGGATGCTCGACACCACCACGGCGCACGCTCCCGGCGAGAACTCCGTCGCGGAGGCCGCCGCCGACTCGTTCGCCGACACGGACCCGGCCGTGCTGCTCGAGCGTCAGCGGGTGCTTTACGACCATCACGAGGGCCCGGAGGTCCGCAACTGGGACTCCGACCGCGAGTTGCGCGCCGCGCTGAAGAAGGCGTACGGCGGCGGCGCCGCGTTCATGGACCTCGACCGGGTGCTCGCGCTGATCCGGATGCCTGACGCCGAGCAGGCGGAGTCCAAGCGCTACTTCTTGAACATCGCGTCCGCGAGCGACCGGATATGGGTCGCCGCCGACGAGGTCCGCGGCCTCCTGCACCGCGGGCACGACCGTCAGGTCCGGGCGGGGGAGCTCATCACCGTCGGGTTCGACGGCAGCCGGTTCCGCGACGCGACGGTGCTGATGGGCTGCTGCGTCTCCGACGCGCACCTGTTCCCGCTCGGTGTGTGGGCCAAGCCCGAGGGTGAGGCGGGCCGCGGCTGGGAGGTCCCCGTCCGCGACGTGAACCTCGTGATGGAACGGACGTTCGACTCCTTCCGTGTGGAGCGCGGCTACTACGACGCCGCGTGGTGGCGCGCTGAGGTCGCCGCCTGGCACTCCAAGTGGGGCGACGCCGTCGCCGACTTCGACACCACCTCCGACACCCGCATGGCCCGCGCGTGCGGGAACGCCCGCACCATTGTCCGCACCGGCGCCGCGTCGCTCGGCGGGAACCCCGACCAGGTCCACACGGTCGCCGGGCATCTGCGCAACGCCCGGATGCGCAAGGTGCGCCTGAAGCTCGACGACGTCGCCGAGGAGGCGCACGTCATCGAGAAGAAGCGCCGCGGCTCGCCGGACAAGATCGACGGTGCGACCGCCGTCGCGCTCGCCCTGGAGGCGCGCAGCCACGCCATCGCCGACGGCGCGCTCGGGCGCCTCGAGCCGCCCGACCGGTCCCTGTACCGCTTCGACTTCCTCGACTCATGACCATCGCCCTCCAAGCCGCCACCCTCCTCGCGCTGCTCACCGTCGTGGTGGTGGTACGCCCGCCCCGCCGGGCGCGCGGGTTCGCCGGCGAGCTCGTCGGCCGCACCACGATCGCGCACACCCGTGACGCCGGGTCGATCAAGGGCGTCGTCACCGCCGTGCACCGCGACTGCCTCGTGATCTCGCACCCCGAGTTCCTGCAGGGCGCGCAGCCCGCCGGGCTCGGCGGCGAGGTCGTCGTCGACCGCCGCGACGTCGCCTGGCTGCAGCGCGTCGGCGAGGCCTGAGTGGGGATCACGCTCCAGCTCGCCGACGGGACGCTCCTCCCCGCCGGCGGCGGCCCCTACCAGTACACGCCGGCCGGGTACGAGTCCCTCCCGGTCGGGTCGGTGCCGTTCTCGCAGTGGACTGGCGCCGGGCTCTCCTACGAGGCGATCTACCGCACCCAGCCATGGGTCGCGATCTGCATCAACTTCTTGACACGTCAGGTCGCACGGCTGCCGCTCAAGACGTACGAGGTTGACTCCCAAGGCGTCAAGCAGCCCGTGAAGAGCGGGCCGCTGTACGACCTGATCGGGCGGCCCGCCCCGCGGTGCGGGCCGATCCACCTCAAGCAGTGGATGACGTTCCCGACGCTGCTGCACGGCAACTCGTGCCTGGTCAAGCAGCGGACCCGCGCCGGCGGGTTGGTGACGGGGCTGATGCCGGCGCAGTGGCGCGACATGGAGGCGTACACGATCGCCGGCGACGACGTCGACGCCTGGCAGATCGACTACTGGATCTCTCGCCTCGAGGGCCGCCGCCGGGTGCTGCAGCCCGACGACGTCGTGCATCTCGCGTGGACGCCGCCGCGCGGCCCGGTCGGCGTGTCCCCGCTCGAGCAGCTCGGCGTGACCGTCCGCTCCGAGGTCGCCGCGCAGCGCTACCAGGAAGCCACGTTTCGCAACTCGGCGCGGCCGTCGGGTGGGGTGACGCTCCCGGAGAGCGTCGCCGGCGACAAGGAGCTGCGCCGCGAGCTGCGCGACGACCTCGAGCGTCTCCACCAGGGCGTCGACAACACGGGCCGGCCGGTGATCATGCCGCCCGGTTCGACGTGGCAGCAGTTCGGCGGGACCGCGCAGGAAGCCGAGCTGATCTCGGTCCGCAAGCTCAACCGGGAGGAGGCGGCCGCCACCTACAACTTGCCGCAGCCGATGGTCGGGATCCTCGACCACGCGACCTACTCGAACGTCGTCGAGCTGCACCGGATGCTCTACGGCCCGGTGCTCGGCCCGTGGCTGAAGCTGCAGGAGGAGACGTTCAAGGCGCAGGTCATCGACAACGAGCCCGCGTTCGAGGGCCAGTGGGTCGAGTACGAGCTGCGTGAGGTGCTGCGCGGCGACCCGATGAAGGAGGCGCGCGCGATGCGCGACGACCTCACCGACGGGCTGCTGACGATCAACGAGGCCCGCCAGATCCGCAACCTGCCGAAGATCGACCATCCCGACTGCGACCGGCCGATGATCGCCGCGAACAACATCAGCTTCGTCGGCGGCGGCTCCACGAAGCAGGAGTTCGATGGCGGCGCCCCCGCCGGCGGCGCCCTGGCCCGCAACCTCGGGCGCCTCGAAGACCGCCTCGTCCGCCGCGCCAAGGGCGGCCGGGGCGACGGGTGGGACCCCGACCGGTTCCGCCGCGAGCTCACCGACGACCTCGCCGCCGCCGACCACGCCGACCCCGAACGCGCCGCGAAGGCGTGGACCGGGGCGGTCACCGCGCTCGTCGCCGACAGCCTCGACGACCCCGACCTGCTGCGCGCGTCGTTCGCCGCGCTCACCCCCACCCCGCGAGAGGACTGACGTGGAGACCAAGCAGTTCCCCCTCACCAAGGTCAAGGCGATCGACGACACCAACGACGCCGGCACGTTCGAGGCGATCGTCTCCGTGTTCAACAACGTCGACGGCTACGGGGACCGCGTCGAGCCCGGCGCGTTCACCAAGACGCTCCAGGACGACGGGCTGCCGGCGATCGTGTTCTCACACCAGTGGGGCACACCGCCGATCGGCGCGACGCTCGAAGCGCGCGAAACCCCGGAGGGCCTGTACGTCAAGGGGCGCCTGTTCATCGACGAGAACCAGACCGCCCGCGAGACCTACGCCGCGATGAAGAACGTCGGCGGTGACGGCCGCCCACCGCTACGCCAGTTCAGCTTCAGCTACGACATCGTCGAGGCCGGCTGGGAAGTCGAAGGCGGAGAAGAGATCTTCTCGCTCAAGGCACTCGACCTGATCGAGGTCGGCCCGTGCCTGAAGGGCGTCAACGACGCCACCCGCCTCATCGCCGTCAAGAGCGACACTGCCGCTGACGGCCGCGAGCGCCCCCCGAAGCCGTCCGAGAAGTCCGCAGACCCGCCGGCCAACCCGCCCGAGCGCGGCAAGGAGCCCGAGGTCACCACGCCGAGCCGCGCGTTCATCGACGCGCGGTTCGCCCTCTAGCCCGGACCGCCCGGGCCCACATCCCCCCGCCCCCCACTTGGGGGCACGCCACCCCGCCCCCGCCAGGAGGACCACCCCATGCTGCAGGACAAGCTCCGCGAGATCCAGAAGGCCGTCGACGCCAAGCGCGCCGACGTCCAGGCCGCCCGCACCACGTTCGAGACGACGAAGAAGGCGCTCTCCGAGGCGACCGACATCGACATCACGAACCCCGAGGACCCGCACGTCAAGGCCGCCGACGACGCGATGAAGCCCTACTCGCAGAAGTCCGACGAGCTGCGGCTCCTGCAGGGCCAGTTCGAGCGGATCGCGCTGATGGCCGCCGACGGCGGCGAGAAGGCGACCGACGTCCGCCGCGAAACCGAGCACGACCGCGACAGCCAGCTGCTCAAGGGGATCCGCGAGTCCGTGGGCCGCAAGGCCGTCGAGTCCGACACCTACAAGGCGCTCAAGGAGTCCGGCGCGTTCGCCGACGGCTCCTCGGTCCCGTTCAAGGGTGAGCTCGCGCAGATGGAGTACAGCCAGTTCAAGTCGCTGCTGACCGGCCAGTCCGGCCCGGCCGGCGGCGTGTTCAACCTCCCCGAGCAGCTCCCCGGCATCGACACGATCCCGCAGCTCCCGCTCGGGATCCTCGACCTCATCACCATCGGCCAGACGTCGCAGCGGTCCCTGAGCTTCGTGCGGATGCTCGCCCGGACGATCCGCGCCGCCGAGACCCACGAGGCGTCGACCGCCGCCCCGATCGGATCCGGGACCCCGGCGGTCACCCCGGCGCAGGGCGGCCTGAAGCCCGAGTCCGACCTGACGTTCGAGCGGGTCGAGGTGCCGGTCCGGACGATCCCGCACTGGCTGCCCGCCACCCGCGACGAGCTCGCCGACGCCCCGTTCCTGCAGACCACCATCGAAGGTGAGCTGCTCACCGGCGTCGAGCGGCGTACCGAGCTGCAGATCATGCGGGGCGACGGCGTCGGCGACAACCTCACCGGGATCTATTCCACCGCCGGGATCGCCGCGTACACGCAGAGCACGGCCGCGGCCGGCGAGCCGAAGGCCGACGCGGTGCACCGCATCTTCACGATGCTGCGCCTCGCCAGCTACGAGCCGTCCGCCCTGGCGATCGACCCGCGCGACTGGCAGGACATCCGCCTCTCCAAGGACACGGTCGGGAACTACATCTGGGGGCCGCCGTCGCAGGCGGGCGGCGACCAGATCTGGGGTGTTACCGCGGTGCAGACGATCGCCGCCACCCAGGGCCAGCCCGTCGCCGCGGAGTGGTCGCGCGCGACGCTCGCGATCCGCGAGGCCGCGAAGATCCTCATCTCCGACTCGCACGCGGATTTCTTCGTCCGCAACCTCGTCGCGATCCTCGCCGAGGCGCGCGCCGGCCTCGTCATCCGCCGCCCGCAGGCGTTCGGGAAGGTCATCTTCGCCTGAGTCGACCACCCGGCCGGGCCCCCGCCGGGGCCCGGCCGCCTGTGCAGTTCCCGTTCCCCCGCCTCACGATCCGTAAGGAGCCCACCGCATGGCCGAGTACGCCACCCAGGACGTCTACGCCGAGGTCGACGAGATCAACCGGCTGGTCGCCGTCAAGGGCCAGCCTGTCGCCGACGCCTACCGCCCCTACGTCGACGACACCCACGTCACCACCGACGTGCCCGCCCCGCCCGCCACGGACCTCGGGCCCGTCGCCGCCGCGACCCACGGCGTCGACCAGCACGGCCAGCCCCTCACCCCCGACACCGACGACGAGGAGAAGGCCGACCAGGCCGACGACGACAAGGCCCGCAAGACGGCCCAGGACAAGGCGCGCCGCGGCGCGCAGACGAAGAGCGAGTAGCGGCAGGTCGTGCCCGCCGCCCTGCCGCCCGGGGTCACGCTCGAGCAGGCATCCGCGTACCTCGGCGCCCCCCGGGCGGCCGGCGGCGACACGCTGGTGCGGTCGCTGCTCGGCAGCGTGTGCGCGTTCGCCGGCCGCTACACGAGCAGGCAGCTCGCGCCGCTCACCGCCGACCATGTCGACGTGCGCACCCAGGGCCGCCGGTGGGTCCGCGTCCCCGACGCCCGGCAGGTCACCGCCGTCGTCGCCGACGGAGCCCCCGTCGCCGACTGGGAGGAGATCCGCGCCGGCGGCGACACGATCGTGCACATCGTCGTCCCGCGGGCGGTGAGCGGCGGGGCGCTGCTCTACCCGTTCGCCCGCCTCGCCCCGCAGGGCCCGCAGAAGGTAACCGTCACCGGCCAGTTCGGCTTCCAGGCGGTGCCCGAGGACCTCGCCGACGCGATCTACACCCACACGGCCCGCAACTACCGCGAGCGCGACGCCAGCTACGGCGACCAGGTCAACCTCGGCGACGGCGGCTCCATCGCGTTCTTCCGCTCCATGCCGCCCCGCGTCCGCGCCGTCTACGACTCCTACCGCGTGTTCTCCGACACCTTCTCCCTCGAATGAACGGCATCCAGCAGCACGGCCACCAGCCCGACCCCAGAAGGATCCTCGCCGCGTTCGAAGCCGAAGCTCAGGTCGCGGTCCGTGAGGCCCGCGTCGCGGCGCTCGCCGCCGCCCGCGCCGGCGCGCCCGGGAGCTTCGGCGGGCCGAACATGTACGCCACCGGCCGGCGCACCGTCTACGGGTGGGAGATCACCGTCGGGATCCGCCCCAAGGTCCGCTGGCGCGCCATCTTCCCCGAGGGCGGCACCGGCATCTACGGCCCCACCGGCCGGCCCATCCACCGCAAGACGAAGGATCGGTTCGGGCACCCCAAGCCGTTCTACTTCCAGGGCCACACGGTCCCGCAGATCCGCGGGCAGCGCGGCCAGCACTTCATGGCCCGCAACCGGCCCGTCGCGGTCGAGGCGATGGCCGTGGCGATCACCGCGGGGATGCGCCGCGCCGGACAGAAGGCCGCGAAGCTGTGACCGCCCGCGTCCAGGACCTCGTCGAGCTGATCGAGGGGCTCGTCGCGATCGAGGAGCAGGTCGCCGCCCGGATCCTCGCCGACTACGGCGACGAGGTGGTGGTGGTGCCGCTCCGGCCCGCGAGCATCAACCCGCCGGCGATCTTCAACGACCTGCGGCCGTCGCAGATGGACGCGATCGACACGCTCGTCGACCGGGACACGGTGATCGTCGCCGCCCGGATCGTCGTGCCGTTCACCGACCTCCCCGCCAACCACTGGCAGCTGCTGCGCTACGCCGACTGCTTCCGGCACGTCGCCGACCCCGCGTTCAAGGACACCAGCTCGCCGCTCGGCGGCGCCCACGTGCGCCGCACCGGCCTCCAAGGCGCGATCGACGACATCGGCGGCCTCACGCTGCTCGCGATCGAGTTCCCGATCCGCGCGCGGCTCGACGCCGCGAACCCCGCCACCTGACCCCGCGGGCCGCGCTCGCGCGCCCCCCCCCGCCGTTCCCCCCGAACCCCGCCCGCCTGAGGAGGACCCCGCATGGCCAAGACCGACCCCACCCCCGTCGAGCCGGTCGAGCCCGACGTGCTCGCCGAGCCCGCGTTCGACGAGAAGGCCGCCGAAGAGGCCGAGAAGGCCGAGCAGAAGGAGCTCGACCGGCTCGTCAAGGACGCCCGCAAGCGCGCCTGACCCACCCGCCCCC